GCGCCCGTAAGGGCGCCCCACGCAGTGCATGACACCTGGAACCGCAAGGTTCCATCTCTACCAAAGGAGTTCTCAATGTCTTTCGGAAGGGAGGCGAAGACGCGTAGTCGCATGACGGAACACCACTGGCCCGGCTCTAACCATATGGTTTTAGCTGGACTCGGTGGTACCATCAGTGACCAAACGTTCTCAATTCCCCCTAAGAAAGGGAGACAGGTTACTGTCTCGGAGGGGCACCCATGGTCTTCCCATAAGAAGGGGAAGTTCACGGGGGATATTGGAGGAGACTTTACAACGACGAAGCAATACGTGATTAGCAATGCTAATCGCTTTTCGCTTCATACGTATAGAGTCCTTGTTCCAGGGTTTCCGTCGTTTTATGATGCGACGTATAACGGCTGGGTCCTTCCAGTAAATCCACACGATCCAACTATCAGTTTCCCCAACTCTGGTCAATCCACCGAAGGTGAATTGTCTCAGCTTGGGGCTACTGCTGTTGCTCGTTGTAAGCCCACTAATTCAATCGCCGATGCCGCCACCTTTATGGGTGAGCTCCTCAAGGATGGACTTCCGTCCCTCCTCGGAGCGCCATTCTGGCAGAATAAGACTCACGTTGCCCGCGGTGCGGGCAGCGAGTATCTAAACTGGCAGTTTGGGTGGGCACCGCTTCTCAATGACATCCGCGGCTTTGCCGAGGCTGTCCGTAAAGCTCACAAGGTCTTAGACCAATATGAGCGTGACGCTGGGAAGTTGGTGCGTCGTCGATATGAATTCCCATTGAGTACAACTGTTTCCGAGGAAACATTCAAAGTTAACCAGCTCGCTTATATTGAGCCGGGTAACAGCGAACTTTCTCGTGATCAGTTGAAGGGAACTGTGATTAGACAACGTTCTGTTGTCAAACGTCAATGGTTCAGTGGAGCCTTTACTTACCATCTTCCTACCGCAAACGACTGGCGGTCGGAACTGGTTCGTAAATACCTCCTAGCCGATCAACTTCTCGGCACTGCATTGACGCCAGATACTCTCTGGAATCTCGCTCCCTGGAGCTGGGCCGTAGATTGGTTTTCCAATGCTGGAGATGTCATTTCGAATCTCACAGATTGGGCTACCGATGGTCTGGTTATGCCTTACGGGTATATAATGGAACACACCCGTGTTTCAGACACCTATACTATGGACCGGACCGGCCTTATCGGCGTTCCGGGCATAGCTCCGATCTCATTTGTCACAGAGACAAAACTGAGACGGAAGGCTAACCCCTTTGGTTTTGGGGTAAGTTGGGACGGCTTGTCACCGCGCCAGCTCCTCATAGCTGCAGCTCTGGGTCTCACCCGGGGTTGAAGCAGGTTCATGCCTGCGTAAAACACCAAGTAAGCCTTTGTGCTTACAGATAAGGAGCACGTCTATGGCATATGCAGATCCCCAGTCAATCACAATCTCAGCTGTTACGACACCGCTGCCCCGTGTCAATACGGGCAACAACGGTGCGGAATACCTGAGTGCTGAAGGACTGATTAAGCTCGCTGCGAACTCCGCCTACGGGCGTAGGACGCGTCGCGTGCTTAGGGTCGACCATTCGAAGATCACCGCAGATCCGTTCATCCCGGCGCAGAACACGAAGGTTTCGATGAGTAACTACATCGTCTTCGACGTGCCTGTGGCAGGATACACGAACGCTGAGGCGCTGGCAGTGTACACTGGCTTCAAGGCCATGTTCACTGCCTCTTCGGACCTGCTCATCACTAAGCTGCTGGGTGGCGAGAGCTAAGATACTTGCTCTCGTCTTCCTGGACAACTGAGTCGATGAAGCAGAGGCCATCTGATCTGAACGAAATTAGACAATTTCAGGAGAAATATCCTGATCTTGATCTAACGTGGATGATGGTTGACTACATTGAGTATCTGGAATCCATGAAGGATCCATTTTCTCTTGCAGATCAACTGTATCTACTCGTTCTCGTCATGGTGCCGGTCGGACTATTCGCCCTCATCGTGTTTTGCACGGTGTTCGGGTTAGGATAGTCAAATCTGGCCCAGCCATAGGCTAGGAAAAGCAACCTCTATTTAAGGAGGGCTTTTGAAAAGCCTATTGCTGCTCTGGCAGAAGATAGCAGACGAATCTGCTATTAGATGTTGCATGCAAAGCGCCGCTCGTGACTGGAAAACAGTCACAGCTCGGTTCGAACATGAGGGGATGTCGTTTTTGACGATATCCCTACCTAACTTTGGAAAAGACTTCGAAAAAAGTCTTGACCAAGGTTGGGTCGATCGCAATCTCTTTACCGGTTTCCGGTTCAGAGCAGGTCTCCCCCAATTTCTTGGAGGTTTCCTCGATCGTGTGTTCGACCGTAGTAGTGGTCGTTTGCTTGACGAACCCTGTATTGATGCAATCCTTGCCATCCGTCAGCTTTCGTTGATGTATGGTAAGGTCTTGCTACCGTGCAGTGATGCACGGATTCGCAAGTCAATACGTGGGTTCGTTGAGTGTGAGCAGGAAGTTCGCGTAGCGGATCAACGTCGGAGCCCCATTGATTTGGAGGCTTTCCGTCGTATCTCCGACATGCTATTTGCACAGCCTTTTTCGGATGTAGATCGTAAGATCTACAACCTAGAGGTTGTGCCGAAGCATGGTCCTGGTGCAACTGCTGATAAACTTAAGGGAAACCAAAAGTTTAATCAGAGCACCTGGACTACACGACTCGAGAGCATCTTGCCAGCTGGCGAGATGCTCCTTCCGAATTGGAGTTACTACTCCAATTTGGATCGAGTTACCTTCCTCGAACCTGGATCAGAGACACCTATGAAGGTTGTCACTGTTCCTAAGACGCTCAAGACGCCTCGAATCATTGGTATCGAACCAACTGCTATGCAGTACGCACAGCAGGCGATTCTTGCCGAGATCCGAGTTGCCCTAACTGCGAATTACTACCGCAATAGGGATGGAAAGAGGCGCAGGAATGCGCTCCGATCCATGATCGGTCTGGACGATCAAGTACCTAACCAGGTACTCGCCCAGAGAGGTTCCGAAGAAGGAACCTTGGCTACGCTCGATTTGAGTGAAGCTTCCGACCGTGTCTCTAATCAGCTCGTACGAGAGATGTTGCGCAACCATCCTTATTTGCATAAGGCGGTTGATGCAAGTCGCTCGCGGAAGGCTGATGTGCCTGGCCATGGTGTTGTTCGCCTAGCCAAGTTCGCGCCTATGGGTTCAGCTCTCTGCTTTCCCTTCGAAGCCATGGTCTTTTTGACCTTGATCTTTGTCGGAATAGAGCGAGAGCTCAAACGCCCGCTTTGTCACTCGGATATCAACTATCTGAGTGAACAGGTGCGTGTCTTCGGGGACGATATTATCGTCCCCGTCGACTATGTGCGCTCGGTTGTTCACACCCTTGAGCTTTTTGGAGCCAAGGTAAATGTGAGCAAGTCCTTCTGGAACGGTAAGTTCCGGGAGTCTTGCGGCAAGGAATTCTACGATGGCGAGGACGTAAGTATCGTCCGAGTCAGAAGAGAATTCCCGGCACAACCGAAGGACGCTCAGGGAGTTATTAGCATTGTCTCTCTCAGAAACCAGCTTTACTTCGCTGGCTACTGGAAGACATGCCAATGGCTGGATGACAGGATCAGGGAGGTAATAAAATACTTCCCTGTTGTCCTTCCATCTTCCCCTGTACTGGGTCGCCATTCCTATCTGGGCTTCGAAACCCAGAAGGTTGGTAAGGTCTTGCATAACCCCCTTGTTAAGGGTTATGTCAAGACTTCTCTTATCCCCAACAATTCGTTGGACGATATGGGAGCCCTGCTCAAGTATCTCATCAAAACGGGAGATTTGCCATCTCCTGATGAGAGACACTTGGAGCGTTCTGGACGTCCTCATGCCGTCAACATCAAGCTGAGGAATGCAAGCGCGGTATAAATGCGCTTGGGGGAGCAATCCCCGTGGGGGAGATCGATATAGAGCGATTTTCTTAGTATAAGAAAAACGTCTAGACGATACTCTTCGATGACTAGCCCGCAAGGGCAAGTTTCATCAGGG